ATCAGCTGCTTGCGATCTGCGGTAACACCTTTAACTACAGCTTCTACCTTGCGTGTGTTATCTTCCATACTGCAACAGTTCCTTTCTGGCCTGTCTACGTGCTTCCTTTTCCTGGCGGCGTCTTTCCTTTCGGTTTGCGTAGCCTTCCGGGAAGCAGATACCATATCTTTGTACGCCGTGGTCTTCTCTGATATTCTCTAACGCCTGTAACACTTCGTCGGCGTCCGGGTGGGGGTTGCCTACATAGTCTGGCAGCTTTCTTATAAATTCAATCGGACTACTACCCAGACTGTTTACATAGCTTACGATCGCCATAGCCTTATCTGTCGGGCAGTTACATACTACCTGGACTTCGTGTATCAGATAATCATAATACGGGTTACCCGTTACGCTCTGGTTTAATGGGTTTTCTTTTGCTTTCATAACATTTACTTCCTTTCTGCCTACGGAACCATAACGGTACCCGTCGGCGTAGTATATTTAAAGCAGCTACGGTAAAAGTCGTCGTACTTCTCTACGGCGGCTTTCGCTTCCTTATGCTTCTCGGACCAATACTTACGGAACGCCCTTACAGCTTTTGCCTGGTCGTCTTTCTCTGAAATATAAGTATCATGGTAAACCACATTCATACTATCTTTTAATACCTTTGTGATTCCAAGAAAAGGAAGGTTACCATTTACTTTATATGATTTCGGTTTTTCTTCTGCTTCGGCGGTGGCCTTCTCTACTTCCTTTGTACTATAGTTAAAATGGTATACATACAGTGTCATTTATCGTCGTTCCTTTCTACGTGGTCTTCCAGCTGTGGGGTTGCGTCGTCGTTTTTAGCGAACGCTTTAACACCGATCTTCTTAAAACGTTCCTTTATCTGGTTCGCGTATGCTGGCGGGTTGTCGGCGTTTGCGGCTTCTTCGCTTACCGTGGTAAGTACCGATAGAAAGCGGTTAAGGCGTACTTTACCGGTCCACCCCAGGCGTCTTAAGGCTTCCAGTGTAAACGCTATGTAGTTGTCCAGGTCTTCGGTCTGCCGTTCCTTTATAGCGTCATCGGCGTACTTATCCGCCAGTTTCTTTAATTCTTCTTTTACGTCGTCGCTTATCGTGATAGGCTTCTTTTCTGCCTTAGGTGGAAAATAATACTTACGTTTCCCCATTCTGCCCCCGCTTTCTGGCTGCCTTTTTCTCCTGGTGTCGCCATCTGAAATAATTGATAATGATAACGCCGACCAGGATAAAACCTAAAATTACGCCAATTCCGGTTAACACAATAATTCCCATAAGTACGATACTGAAAAGTTCAAATAACGTCATACAGCCACCTTCTTTTTAATCTTGCGGACGGTGCCAGAATACTTATGAATGATCTGCATAAACTCCGGGGTATCCTTCTGTACTAACCAATTAAGGGGGTCCAACCGGTTCGCCCTTAAAAATTTCTTCTGGTTATACGTCGGTTTCTTCGCCATCATTGTTAAGACCTTCTTTCTCTGCGGATACTTTACGTTCCAGGTGTTCTACAGCCATCTTAAGGAACTTAAGGCGGCAGTCGTCGCAAAGGTCTGTAAAGTGGTGATCGTCCTTCGGTGTTCCTAAAGTCACTTCTACTACAATACCGGTACACCCGGCTATGGGTGTATCCAGTGGTATAGTGTCGTGGGCTTTCTTTACATAGTAGCCCTTGCCTTCGCCGTTCGTGGTGGCGTAGTCGTCCGGTAACTGCTTCTGGCAATAGTCACAGTTATAAACTGTCGTCGTTTTTACACTCATTATATTTACGTCCTTTCTTAATCAGTCTTTCGGTAAACGTACTTCTTTCCCTTCTTTTGGTTCATTGGCAAGGAAGTTATACAGCTGGCTTACGGTTCCAGAAATAACGTCTACGTGTCCCATAGCCTTATCTAAGTCAGATCTTGAGATACGACCCTTGCAGTCTGAAAGTTCTATCAGTGCTACCACGCGGTCGCCAATACCTTCCACATATGCGGAAATGTCTACGCCGTCTTCATGGACACGATCACAGCTACAGCTTTCTTTTTTCTGCGGTTTGCCAAGTTTAAAGCTTTCAATCTCTACGTCAGCGTCGCCCGGAAGACTGGCTACAACCGCCTTAATAAATTCTGGTACGTTTTCCTGTGCTAAAAATTCTGATTTTGTCATGTTTTTACTCTCCTTCTGGTTTTAATATTGATAAATCATTATCTTGTAAAAAGTAAAGCAGCTGCCACGCCAGGGCTTCTACAAATGTTTCCTTGCTGTCGTAGTTTCCGGCGTTCGCTTCAAATAGTACCGCGTGGGTAATCTCATGGACGACTACATAGCTTTTAATGTCTGGCTTAAGGTCTTCCATGATCTGTATGTATAAGGTGTCGTATGTAACACGCCCGCCCAGGTCTTCGTCTTGTAATTCTTTAAAGATACCTTGCTGGATAGTGTAGGGAAGTCCATTTATCCAGATCATGGAAGGGACGGGCTTACACCCCTTCACAAAATCCGTATCATTGTCAATAACCAGGCGGTTAAGGACGCTTCCTACGCCAGCGTGGTACTTGTCTGCTTCTTTCTGTGACATACCGGCCGATACCAGTAAAAGGTGTGCTACTTCCCACATGAAATACTGGCGCTTTCTGGCCGGTGCTGCTTCCTGTGTAACCCGGATTTCCTGTACCCCTGGGTCTGCTTCATAACTGTACGGGTCATTTGAATTACAAACGCTGTAGGGTATCCGATTTACTATAATCTTCTTCGGTAATTCAGTCATAGCCTAGTTCCCCTTTCAGTTCGTCTATAATGTCGCTGGCTTCGTCCTTAGACAGTTCTTCTAGCGGTGTATCCGTGTAGTCTTCCAGGACGCCGCCCGCCTGGTCTAACAGCGTGTCTATGTAGTCTAACTGGCTATCTGTCGCCATAAGTCCAAGTTCTTCCATAAGGTCTTTATCCATGCCGCTCACCACCTTTTACCTCATTCTTTATACATTCTTCGTCACGCTTACCGACAACGTTATGGAAATATTTACAGTACAGTTCCCCTTTGAAACGATAAATACCGCCACACGTTTCGCTACAGGTATCCGGTTTTCCGCGTTTCGTAGAAAAGGTTACTACTTCCCCTTCCGGGCTTTTGGTAAGCTTCCTGGCTGCCATTAGCTTTCCCCTTTCCAGCCGTTCCAGGCTTTCCCTGTCTTATTACTGTGAAGGGTGTTAAACTGGTCTTCCAGCTGTTTTACAACTTCTTCCGCCTGCGAATAGTTTCTTATAATCCCGTCTTCGGCAATCTGTAAAAGGTATTCGTCGTCGGCGTAGTTTAAGTGGTGCCGGATACAGCTACAAAGGCTTTCGGAAAGCTTCTTAGTATTTAATACATCTGTCGGCGGTTCTCCATTTACCGCATAGCAGAAGATCACGGCTACGCTTCCTATATCGTCCTGTATGCACTTCGCGATCATTTCATTACCCAGGTAGTTAAACTTAAGCGAAAGCGGGCGACGCGTATTAACGTTATCTGGGTTTATGGGCGGTAAGTCAAATTCCGGGCGACGCTCTACGTGGTACGCTAAAATTTCCAAGCCTTTACCGATAGCGAATACACCGGGCGCCCCGCTTAAGCCGTCTGTAGGTGTCCAGCCTTCCATAAAACAGCCACTTTCTACGTCCGCCTTTGTTTCAAGAAACATTTTCATAAGTTCGTCGGCAGTAGGTTCTTCCTTTTCCGGTACCATTTCTACCACATAATTACCCAGCGCTGTTACAATTATCATTCTATACATCATGCCACCACCTTTAATAAAATCTGACCGATAATAATACCGGCTTCAATGATCGCCGCCACTTTCCAGTAAGTAACGCGCTTCGTTAAGGTCGTCGTTAATTTAATAAGGTTGTCTACCTTCTCTTTTCGCTGATCTGCCACTTTTGTAGTCTGTTCCATAATGCGTGTTACGGTATTCAGATCAGCGGATTTCTTAGCAAGCTTCTGGTTTGCTTCATTAAGCGAATACTGTAACATTTCAATTTCCAGTTTGCTACCGGCCATAACTTCGCGCTTTTGCGGCTGCTTATATGGTTTTCCCATTTTATAACCCCCTCGCTTTCTCCCAGTCTTCCAGGCTCATTTTATTACCCCAGCTGTAGGCTACACTGGCTTCTGCTTCCAGCTGTACAGGGAAGTCCTTAAGTGGCGGAACTTCCATAACGGCTTTCTGCCATTTTGCGTAAGTATCTACAAGCGTGGTATCGTCGTCCAGTTCTACTATAATTTCGTCGTGTATCTGGGCTACCATATCGGTATGTCCATGTAACATGAAAGGCTTACAGCCTAACAGTTTTTTTGTTTCTGTAGCGTAGCCGTCCCACGGTTCTATAGCTATACCGTTATGGCTTGCGGTATCCATACCACATTTTTCGTATACGGTATTCTGGGCGCGTTTCATAATATCGGCGGCGGAACCCTGTACCGGTGTATTCGCTGCCCGTCGTTCGTCCTCTGACCTTGTGTAACGGTTACTGCTGTTAATCGCCGGAAGCAGACGCTTATAGCCGTAAATGGTTTCCGCGTATCCCGTTTCCCTAGCTTTTACTTTGGCGTTTACTTGCATACGTGGGATACCTGGGTAAGTCTTCATAACGGCGTCTACGATCTTCTTACACTCTGGAAGGCTCTTACGAAGCCCCATTTTCTTAAAGGTTTTCTGTAAGGCGTGTTCTGTACCGCCGTAAACAGAACCGAAGTTTCCGGCTTTCGCTCCACTACGTTCGTGCTTCGTAACCTCTGCTTCTGGTTTACCCGTCATAGTAGCCGCTGTCTTTCTGTGTAGGTCTTCGTGATCTCTGAAAGCTTTACGCATAACTTCACACCCGGACTTCCAGGCAGTTAAACGAAGTTCAAAGCCGCTTTCGTCTTCCAGAAGGAATACTTTACCGGGTTCCGCCTTATAGAAATTTCGTACCCCCAGTTCGTCGTTATCCGGGCGCGGTACGTTCTGGCCGTTCGGACTGTTGGACGCAAGGCGGGCCGTTTCTGTCCATGGTTCATACTTTGCGTGGATTCTGCCAGTAACAGGGTTTACGTATTTTTCGCGGCCTTCTACGTGAGAAGATAACAAAGTAGCGTACTTCTGTATGGTTTGCATACTCTTTAAGAATTTAATACCAATGTCCTTATATGGGTGTTCTTCCCTACGCGCGATTCTGATACGCTTAACTTCTGCTGTAGTATATTCGCGCGGCCATAAAAGACGCTGATCTTGATAAGATAAGTCCGGGTCTACCATTTCCCATTCTTCCGGTAAAGGTGTTTCCAGGTACTTTTCTTCGTCTGGGTCTTCCAGCTTGTTTTCTAACATAAAGATCATATCCATAAGAGCGTTACTGTCCAGGCTAGGGTCTTTTGTTTTGTCAGACCAGGCAGCCGCCGGAAGCTTAAGCGTATCAAATACAAAAGATTTAACGTCTTTCGTTTTACCGCCAACACCTACATTAAGGTCTTTTATGCCAACACTTGCGGCCAGGTCCTTCATAGTCTGGGCGGCTATCTCGATCGCGTTCTTTGCTTCTTCCCTTTTAACCTGGGCTATGTCGCTGTCCCATTTCATACCCCAGTATTCCATAATTCCGGTAACCCTTGTAAAAGGCATTTCAATATTTTTTAACCAGTCGGAATAGGTCGGGTATACTTCGTTATCATTACTTATCTGTTTCGCTACTTCGTCCCAGTAAAGGTAATGCTGTACGGCGTAGTCACTATCCTCACAGCAATAACTTAAGGCGTCGTGTTCGTCGTTTGGTACCTGGTCGAAAAATAACGCCTGGTTACGTTCCAGGACAGAAGTAAATTCTGACATCTGTACGCCGAAGACTTCCTTCGTCATAGGCTTAAGACCTTTACCAACGTAAGGGCGTTTCGGATTTTTTATCTTGTTTGGTAATAGCAGCTGTGACAGCCTTATCCATGCTATGAACGGGTCGGCACATGGCATAAGAATATATTTACCGTATTTCGCCGTGAATTTCGTTTCAAAGTTCATATTTACGGCAATCTTTACGATCTTATGATTAGTAAAGAAATACTGTTCTAAGGTATCAAAAAGTCGTTTTCTGGCTTCGCTTCTGGACAAACCAGGCTCAAACTGATTAGCCCCCGGATTGTCAATAAAGATAGCCCTCGCTTCGTCACACGCTGCCGATAAAGACATAGCGCACACTTCCGCTTTCCACGGGTCAAGGTTGACGTCACGCGTCCAGCTGTCTAAGGCTTTTCCTGTTACTGTATTACCGTCTTCGTCTGTCGGCGGTATCCTATGGTCTTTATCTCCACTTGTTTCGTAGTCGAAACCACCTAACCCGGTTTCCTCACAACGGTTACAATAATCAATAACTTCCTGTATGGTAAGAAGCGGTCTGTAGTCTTTAAAACCTTGCTTACGAAGTTTCGGCCATTTGATCGCCCATTCTCCCGGACGCTTTCTTGTCTGCATACAGTCCGCCAGGGAAGAACCTACAGCTTTATTTTCTGTAGGTTTTGCTACTGCCGTAGCGACTGGCTTTTTAACCTGTGCTGCAAGACCGCCGGAAGCTGGGAACATATTACTTAAATTCAATAATAGAACCCCCTTTTTTAAATGTCGTTTTCCATGTGATCGAATAATCCCATTTCAAAACACTTTGATATATAAGAGTTAAACCGCGGCGTTTTTCTATATCCGCCGCTTGTCATAGTCAGCATACGAAGGCGGACGCACTGGTTAATAATAGCCTTTGCTTCTTCCTTCTCAATGCTTAACATAGCTTCTACGTCGCCAAGTCGTAAGTATTTCTGTCTGG